ACCTATTACAGGCTGGGACTCACGTCTGGGGACATATATGGATCTCAACGGGAGTAATCAGGATGGAGTACTCAACCTAACAGGAAAACAAGTAGCACTTCAACAGGTCACTATAGAGATTATCCACAGAGCCGATTCAGTCAGTCAATATAAAAGAGTTTTCCATGTTGGCGTAACGGCAGATCGTACCCACTCAATTGAATTTGACGATGGGTGGGGGTATGTTTTTAATGCTGGGTGGTCAGGAGGCGGAGGTTCTTGGTCTATCCCTAAGCCGGCTGTTGGAGATATTGATCACTTCTTCTGGACATACGATTGGGGATCAACAGCCAACAATCCGATTATCTACAAGAACGGCATTTCACAGACCGTTACAGTGCGCGGAGCACCATCAGGTACTGCAAACAATGACTATACAAAGCTGACGATTGGTTCAGAATTAAGCACGAGTCAATACTGGGATGGGCGCATATATCTTGTTCGGATGTGGAGGCGTGTTCTTACAGCAGGCGAAGTAACACTTCTAACAAATAACCCCTGGGCTATTTATGGAAACAATCCGAAAGCATTTATGCGAGTTGGTAAGGCACCAGCCGCAGGAGCACCAGTCACATCAACCTCTATTTTTCAAACAACTAATCAGTTCTGGGGATCATAAATCTATTGATTACTAGGAGGTTGCAAGATATAATTAACAGAGTTTCAAGTTTAAAACTAAGAAGCAGCTCGGAAGGCTGCTTTTTTTATGGAGAATATGGGAATAGCATTTAAGGGAAAACACACAAGATACATATCTTATATACCCACGGGCAATAGCTCAATCTATGGGTGGAAAGGTTTGGTGACTAAAATATGCCATTAAATTTAGATCTAGCAAATGAAGGAGGCGTGCAAATTATCGGAGACGGTGGTGAAAATCCAGCCGGAGTAGTTCAGTTTAGAACAGCAGGAGCTATGCCCGCGCTTAATCTCGGGAGGACAGCAACTGGTAGTCAAACAGTAGGAATCCTTAGATTCGGTGGAAGCTCTATGGCCTCTGGTGCTCTTATGGAGTTTACAGGGGGCTTTATATCAGTAACCTCAATAGTTTTGACAACTGTTGCAAATGTTGACTTTGTAATTCCAGTCCAAGTTGGACTCGAAACACGGTACATTCCAGTATTCAAAACGGCTGCGGTTGTTGGAGCAGCAACTTTCTAAGACATGCTAGATGATGGCATGTTTTAATCATTATGTCATGGACGTTGCAGGACGCTCAGATAAATATTGCATCTGAAATGGATCAGTCTTCCTCTGCTCCCACAGAGGGCGGTACTGATTGGATGATCAGAAAAAATGCCCTGAATAGGGCTCTAATTGATTGGGAAAATTCGAGTGATTGGGATAGTCTCAAAGTCTTCTATAACAGCAAGGTTACTGTTGCTGGATTTGCTACTTTGGGATTACCTGGTAACTTTAAGAAGCTAGATGGTATTCCTGGAATAACGTGGGATGGATCAAGTCATGCTAAGTTTCAAGTCATAGATCCCTCCACGAATCATCTTTACAACGATTCCGATAAGTTTGTAAATATATTTGACAATGCCCGCGATGGTAAAGCGATGTATATTCATTCGCCTACGCTAGCATCAGGAGCATCGGTTCAGTTTACCTATTACAAGAGCCCTCAAAGCCTCGCCTCAGCAGTAGATGTCATTGAAGTGCCTGATCCTACTTATGTACTTCAAAGAGCGCTCTATTACATATACAAGGGTCGTGAAGATGGTCGATTCCCTGAAGCAAAGGTTGAAGCAGATAAAATTCTAGCTCGCATGATGGAAAACGAAGCATCCAGGGGTCTCGCATATAGAGATAGAAGTATTCCAAATCAATTAGAGCAACGAGGCTTCAAAATTGGCAGGGACTGATATGTATGTCAAATTTCGATTTCAAAGAACCAGCTTACAAACCACCAAAAACCCTTCAGCTAGAATGGGACGAATGGCGTGGAGGATTAAATACACTTCTTCGCCAAACTGAGATCAAAGACAACGAACTCGCACAAGCTGATAACCTTAAGCTTGTAGGAAAGGGAGTTCCCACGAAAAGAGAAGGATCAGCAGACTACTTTCTAACTGCGCCCTCTGTCGCTACTGGCTCGCAAAGAGTTCGCGGACTTAAAGGTGTACTATTCGCATCAGGAGTATCAGGCGTTAATGAACTACTCGCGCTATCTGACTGGGGGATACTTGTTAAAAAAAGCGGCGCTTCTTATCAAAAAGTACTCGGTGCATCATGGGTCTCAGGATACAACGCTGAGATGGTGCAGGTGTACAACAAGGTCTATATAACAAATGGAATTGATACGCTTAAAAAGTATGATGGTGCATCTATCTACGGCTTTACACAGGTTTCAAAGCCTACAGGGGTACAGGTAACAAATTTATCGGGTGTCTCAGGTACATTTACAAGAGCGTTTCGCATATCAGCGTTTAATGCTGTAGGAGAGTCAATAGCCTCAGATGCAGTACTTATTACTAACACGCCTCAGGATTTAATTAATACAACACTGCGTGTAACATGGACTACCTCATCTCCAGCCTCATCAGTAGTAGGGTATGGTATTTATGGAGTTGATCAAGGGGATGAAAGACTGATCACATCGGTTGACGCGTCGACGCTACGATATGACTACGCTGGTATACCTGATCCTTCTAACCTAGTCTTTCCCTCACTCGCTGATACAACTAGTGGGCCAGTAGCAAAGTATGTTATTTCACACAAAGACAAACTAGTTCTTGGAAATATTAGTGGATTTGAATCAAGGATCTCATGGTCAGGAGGCGGAGTGAATGTAGATAAATTTAACTGGCAATACGGCGGAGGGTATATTGATATAGATAAAGATGCGGGGGATGAGATTAAGGGACTTATTGAGTTTCAGGATGCAATTATTGTTTTCAAGGAGCGTTCCATCTGGTCAGTTACTCTCGCGCTCGCTGATAGTATCGTTGTTCCGACAGTGAAGATGATCATGCGGGGTGTAGGATGTGTCTCCCACAGAACAATTCGCTATGTTGAGAACGATGTATTTTTCCTTTCAAGACGTGGAGTGTATACATTGGGGAATGAACCTAACTTCCTAAACGTGCTTCGTACCAATGAGGTCTCAGCTCGCATAAGACCGATATTTGAGACGTTAACCGCTGCCCAGCTTGAACAGGCTTGTGCGGTATATGCGACAAATAAGTATAGACTTGCATACCCTGCAACAACTGCAAATAAGAATACGAAAGAGATTATCTATGATCGAGAGCGTGTGGCATGGATGGGTCCAAATACCTACCCTGCTACTCCTGCGGTGTATGAGAATTATTATGACGGATCAAATGTGGATCAATTAGTATGGGGAGACTCCGACGATAATTTTGTAACAAACTTTTCAACAGCAAACTCAAACGATAAAGGAGTGAAGATTCAGACGATACTTATAACAAAAAAGACTTCTTTTGGCAATCAATTTCGGTTTAAACAAATGAAGAATCTCTATTCTAACTGGAGGAATGTGGCAGGATCGCCATTTGTAAATATTATTCTTGAAACAAGGGACGGTGCTGTAGGCTCAGCTCAGTCGTTTAGTATTACCGCTTCAAACGCGGGCATTGGATGGGGATTTGATAAATGGGGTACGTTCAAATGGGGAAATACCTCTGGTGCAGGAAATTCAGCAGGGAGCAATGACCTTGCTAAGAGAACAAGAATGAACAAGGTGGGGAGAACATTGCAGGTAGAAGTGACAACGACTGGAAACAATGATACCTATGAGTTATTAGCAATGCAGATACAAGCGCAGGAACTCGGCGAAGGAATTATTCCTAGCTCGTGGTCGACATCATAAACTATTGTATTTGTTTGTTAGTAAGTTTATAATTTAGGTAGTCAAAAGTTTATGACTCATTGGCACCGCAAGGTGTCTTTTTTATTTTATGCCGGCAAATATCGCACGTCCTTCCGTTGATGAAAACATCAGTACCACGCTATCAAGTGGTATTACTGATGTGACTACATCTATGGATGTGGCAGCTGCTACAAAGATCGTTTCTCCTTGTTATCTAGTTATAGACCGTGTTGACAGTGCTGGAGCGCTAAAGGCTACTTCCCTATGGGAGTATGTCAAGGTAACTAATGTCGCAGGCAACACTCTAACTATTACAAGAGCACAGAGTGGCTCAACGGGACAAGCTCACTCATTAGGTGCGGTTGTCGAAGCGGTTGTAACTTCTGCAATGTTTGAAGACTGGCGTGCTGTCCTAGATCCTGAACACGATTCAGTAGGGGGTCACGTCATAGTAGGAACAATGACTGTTGCGGGAATGAATCTTGCCTCAGTTGCTACAGTAGCTGTACTTTCAGCCGGAACACTAAGAGCTACGAATGGTCTGCTTGCTCCCGCATGGTTTATTCCATCATTACCATCTAGCGCCACTATTGGTCTTGGTAGACCCGTTGCTATGCCGAGAGCTGGAACACTTAACTTCGTTAATGTAACACTTAATGGAATCATATCTTCGCCATCTGTAGCATGGGATATTAGAAAGAATGGCGTTTCTATATTTGATAGTATCGGGAGACCGTTCCAGTCTCTTGGAACTTTTGTGTCAACAGCTTCGATTAAGACTCCAACTTTCGTAGCTGGGGATGTATTGCAGGTTGATTATGCTGTAGCTGTAGGCGGTGCTAATTCAGTCGATGCAACGGTTGTAGCGGTAGCTACATAATCTATTGCAAATCGTTTAATTGAGGTAGTATAATACGGCAAGTTCAAGCTTATAACTCAGAACGCCAATATGGCGTTTTTTTTGTGGAGAGATTACAAATTAACTTAGATCAAAAAGCTGAAAGAATGATTCAACCCAAGATTTTTTATAAGAGAAATAGATAAAAGATGCAATAAAACATAGAAGCAATGAGAGTTCAAAGACACCTTTTACCCTTTCAGATTCAGGTGTGGGAAATATTAACGCCAATATAACAGAGAGAAAAAATTGCAAGGGAAGAGTTGTACATAAAGAAACAATTAGTATTTTTTTCATATATGAGAAGCATATCACATAACCACTCAAATTACTACGGGATAGAAGAAAGAGTAAGTAGACTCCCTCATCTTCTAGGAAGTCTAGCTAATTTGTATGGTGCTACTCGATCTTTTGCAAAGGCAAATCAATCAAGTCCTACAGCTGGAAAGCTCTGGGCAGGTACACCAGTATCTGATTTTTTAGTTGGAAAAGCTAAGGCTTCGTATACTCCACCAAGACCTCAAGTTTTGAGTTCAAAGACGGCTACCAATACCAATGCTGGTGTCATGGGGCCTCCTGGCCCACCAGCAGGCTACAGAGCCCCATCTAGTGGTGGAATGCCATCAAGCGCAGCTCCCCAGAATAATCTTCCAAAGCAACCATATCAATCTATCAAAGATAAACAGGACAACGGAAACAACCAGATTGATGATGACTATAACCAGTCAATGGCAATGCTTGATCAGGCATCCTCAGGCCTACAAGGTCAGGCAGGATCAGCACAGGATCAGATAACAAACGATGCGGCTGCGGCGCAAACTTCACTTGGATCAGCACAGACAACAGGAGAACAAGGAGTACAATCATCCCTCTCAACAGCAGAGGGTCTAGGAAAGAACGCACTGCAACAGGCTCGAGACCTATTCAGGCAAACAAACCAGCAAAACAACGCTCAGTTGTCAGCACTTGGTATCTCATCGTCCTCCGTTTCAGAGGCACTCGCCGAAAGGCTCGGGGTCGAAACAGCTCGTAGAATAGCAGGCGTGAGTGGATCACTCGATGAGGTAAGACAAAATGCAGCAAACGAGGTTGGGAGAATTAAAAACTATTATTCTGAAAAGAAGGTACAACTTGATGAGAATGTCCGTATTCAGAAAGATCAGATCCAACAGTCACTCATGCAAGGGCTCAATCAAATTAACAACGCACGAGGACAGGCATCTCAGGCGAAATCATCAGCACGGGCAAACTTAATCTCGCAGGTGCAGGATCAAGTCTATCAACTTACAGCACAACAGCAACAGTTTGATCAGGCATTGCGAGAATGGGCGCAACAGAAAAGCGCAGCGCTTACGCCTATTGCTCAAGACCAGAACTATCTGAATAGCGTCATTTCGAATATGCAAAACTTACAAACAAATCCAGCCTTATCAGGATTTAATGTGACCGCGGGGATTAATCAAAACGCAAAAAGCCAATATTCTAGCTCTTATAACATTGTGCCTAAGAAAAAACCTCAAGACGATCCGCTAGCAGAGCTCTATAATCAAGCAGGAATCTAGTAACGATTATGTATGTCATTAATATTCAATCAGACAAGAAAAATCCACTAGACGATCCGTTCGCAGTGTAATGACTTATGTATGAGCGTCAAAGAACAACTAACGCGACTTCTCAAGGGCGATAAAATCCCGAACTACACTCAACAGGTTCTCGGAGACTTTCAAAAAACACCGGCCCACTCAGCTTTCGCAGCAGCAAGGGCTGTATTGAACCCAGAAGCAGCCGCAGCCAACGTTGCATTTAAGGTTGGTTCATCCCCTGCTTTTCAGCGTCAAGCCTCAAACGCAATTAATCGCCTCGGAAATATGCAAGTACCTGCACTATCTACCCTCCTGCCAAATAATCCCTTATCGAGCTTTATTCCCCAACAGTTCCAGCCGAAAATCACACCCTTTCAGGCAGGAAATTTTGTTAAGTCGATGACAATTGAGCCAACCTCGCGTGTTGGTGGATCACTCGGACTCACACTGCAAGGACGAGAGGCCGCCATTCCTAAGGCCGGAATGCAACAGTTCTTATTCGGTAAACAGCCGGTAAAATCATTTCCTGCTCAAAAGAGAGACTATTCAACATTCTTACAGCAGAAGGCAGGCTTCTCGCCCCAGCAGGCAGATTTATCAGGATCTCTTGCACTGGCAGGTGTCACAGCGCTGGATGTTTCCCCGTTGGGTTTTGGTAAAGGCAAGTCTCTTGTTGATCCGAGGCGCGTTGCGATGCTTCGCCGTGTTCTTCGACCTGAGGACATTCGCATTATTGGGAGATTTGCCGAACTCGTTGAATCAGGCAAGGACAGGAAAGCACTCGGAGAATTGGGAACGATAGTGCAGTCCCTAACTGAGAACGTCTTTGGTAGTAAAGCGCGAAACCTAACGAACAAACAGATCAAAAACATCTGGGATCTTCATTTAAGCGCAGTTGGTCAACAGCGCAACGGCGCAGGGCTTGGTCTAGCTGTTAAGGATGTCAGGGACACGGCACTCGCCAAGCAAGCCGCGCTAGATAAATCAAATGTCGTCGCCCAAGCTACAGGAGGAGTAAAGCCACTCCAACCCCTCGCCCAAGAAGCAAGGAAGTATAAGAGTGCGGAGGAGTTTGTGGATAGTAACATACCAGTATTTAGAGGTGGAGAAGCGGTAAGGGTAACAGAAAGAGGAGATAGGGGATTACCAGTCTCAACTGATAGAAAAGTTGCGGAAACTTTTTTGAAAGCTAAACAAGATTTTAGAAAGAGTTTGCCATTTTTAGAAAAACCGTCAGTTAGCTTAGAAGAAGGTTTTATTTCCAAATCAGCCAAAATAGCTACAAGAAAAGACATTCCAGATGACATCTATATTTCTTATAGAGCTGCTGACCCGTTGTTAAAGCCAGATGTGGCAGAACCCATAATTGGTAAATGGGCAAAAGCAAATGGATTTGATGCTGTGGATTACAGAACGCTTGGAAAAACAAGCGCTAAAGAGGCAGAAATTAAAGTGCTGAACCCCGATGTTCTCAAAACCAAACAACAACTCACCGATATCTACACCCAAGCTACAGGAGGAGTAAAGGCAGTAGAAGAAGCTAGTGGAGTCTCTTTAAAAACTCCCATACTAGATAACAAACCTTTAACCATAAGCCAAGTAGCACCAGATAACCAAGGCCAATTACCAAATCCCCTAGATACAGAGGCCAGCCGTTCCACCATGAATCAGCCCATATCCAACTCATCTACAGAACAGTATATAAAAGAGCTAACACAAAAACAACAGCAGGCGAGATCTACAGGAAATGTAGGTATAAAGCAAAAAGTAGGTAGCTTATTGGCTGATTTCAAGGCAAAGCTGGTTGATGAGACTTCTCCCATTACTGACATACTTACTGTAGCTGAGAAGCAGAATAAATTTAAAACTCGTCCCTCTCAAGACATAAGACTTCAAATAGACAGAGTGCTTCGGAGCAAAAGTCTAGCAAGCCAATTTGCTGAAGATAATGGGTTGGTAAATGTGATCAAGAATGCTCCTGACATGGACGCACTCGATCAGTATATGATTGCAAAACAGGCAGCAAGCGTTGAGAAACAGGGAATAAAAACAGGTAGAGACCTAGTGCGGGATCAACAACTCGTAAATGATCTAGCTCCTCAATACGAAGCCCATGCCAAGGTTGTAAATGAATATAGTCGGAAATTGCTTAAGTATTCAGTAGAAACAGGGTTAATAGACGAGAACCTCGCCACGGAGCTTGTAAAAAAATACCCTGTCTATGTACCACTTAATAGAATATTCAATCAGCTAGAAAAGTCAGTGAATCGTGGTACAGGGAAGGGTATTGCGTCCATATCCAAGCAAACGGTTGTACAGAGACTAAAAGGCTCGGAAAGAGAGATTACAAGTCCAGTAGAGTCATTACTTCTAAAGACACAAGATGCCTTCTCCCAAGGTGAAAGAAATGTAGCAGCTAAACAATTGGCAAGTTATAGAACATTACCAGGATTTGAAGGATTAATAAAAGAGGTCGATGCAGGGGGAAGAGCTCCTCATACTTTCTCGTTTATAGAAAATGGGGTAAAAAAAACATTTGCAACTACTCCAGAGATATCTGCTGCTGCTAAGTCTTTGAACATAGAGCAGATGGGATTACTCGGAAAGATACTCTCTACTCCAACGCGAATGCTACAGCTCGGCGCAACGGGACTTAATATACCTTTTGTAGTTACTAACATGTTGAAAGATGAGGTTTCAGGTTTCGTTAACTCAAGTCGTGCTGCAAAAACATCAATACTTAATCCAACTAACTTTGTTAAGGCGTTGTTTGCGGCAATAAAACACGACGAGCTATATAAGGATCTTGTCAGAAACGCAGGAGGGGGAACAAGTTTTGATATAGCCAGAGATGCTCCTAACCTCGCTATAGCAAGACTGAGAAACCCTGTTGGATTTACTGTCAGACATCCATTAGAGCTCTTGAGGGCTATTGAGAATGTGGTTGGTAGAAGTGAGGAATTAGGGAGAATTAAAAACTTTGAAGGCATGAGACAAGCTCTCCTTAAGGAGGGAAGGACTCTACAAGATGCTAACTTACTTGCAGCACAAGCAGCGAGGGAGAACACGGCTAACTTCGCGAGGCGAGGATCTTTTGGTAGGGTAATAAACTGGACAATTCCCTTCTTTAATGCAGGCATTCAGGGATCACGGCAATTAGTTAGAAGTTTTCAAAATGCTCCAGCGCAAACCTCAGCGAAGGTCGCGATAACTATTTTTACTCCTATTGCAGTATCCACAGCGTGGAATCTGTCAGACCCTCAAAGGAAGCAGATTTATCAAGATATCCCTCAATACGAGAAAGAAAACAACATTATTCTCATTCCTCCCGAACCTACACAGGATGCTAAGGGCAGATGGAATGTTATCAAGATTCCTCTCCCCCCTGGATTGTCTAACCTGGGAACTATCGTTAGAAGGCAGATGGAGTCCGCAGAAGGATTAGATCCTGTTAGGTTTAGTGAGTTAGCAACTAATTTAATAACCGCTGGAACCTCGGTGGATATAACTAGCGGTAATAAGCTAGCTTCTACATTCACTCCTCAAATTGCTAAACCGATTGTTGAGGCAACAACAAACACTAACCTCTTTACGGGTCGCAGAATTATTCCTGACTATATGAAAAACAAACTACCTGAGGCGCAGACTAGATCAGGCGTATCAGGTGTGGCAACAGGAATAGGTAAGATGCTAAATGTGTCTCCTCTCATGGTTGAAAACTTTGCCCAGACTCAATTGGGCGGTTTAGGTTCACAGCTTTTAGGCAAAGAAAACCCTGTGAGTAATTTGGAGAGAAGATTCGGAAAGGCATCTGGAGGCGTACTGCTCGATAAAGTATATTCAGATTCAGCTCAGGTTCAAGCAGTGGAAAGTCAGGTCAGGGATCTTGCCGAGGCAGGAAGACGTGAGGATGCCATACAGTTAATTCGGCAAAATAAAGATCTATTGAGGCGAGCTAATACTATTAAAACAATTAAATCACAAGTAGATACATATCAGAAATATAAAAAGAGAGTCCGCGATGATACAAGGCTTACTCAGGAGCAGAAGAATAAGGTACTAATTTTAATTGAAAATAAGCTCAACGGGCTTTCTAACGCATACAATGAGCAAAAATAGATTGTAATTTAACAATTAGGGGATTATAATGTATCTAGTCAGATCTTACTGATCACGGCACCAGGTAGGTGTCTTTTTTTATGGCTAGAAAAGCAAAAGCTCCAGTCAGAAAAATATTTAAGCTAAAATCCCTCTCAGTACGAAGGGGGGTAGTGAAGATTCCGCGTCTTCCACGAATAAAAAGCAAGCGGATAAAATGAATACATCGCTCGTTAGCAAATACTCATACCTCGTAAACTGGTTTGCCAATACTGAGATTGGAAAAGACTACCTCTCTCACAGAGGTATTATATTACCCAAAAAACAACTCATCATTCATTCAAACGGCTATACATCGCGCGAAGGAAAGGGTGAATATCGCCATGTAGCGTCGACTGACAGTCTTCATATGGAGAAGAAGCTATTTCCAGCACTTAGAACAATAGATGCTGTCTCGATGCGTCTTAATGACTTCAATGAGGCAAAGGATATTTTTCTCTGGGGACTAGGATTACGCAACAACTCATTTCTTCCTACACTCGTAAAGCAATTCCACTTTGCGCAATCAACTTTTACGCCTAATGCAAGTAACGTTGATGGCCGTGTAGGAAGGTCAGCGGGGAATGAATCATGGGCTAATAAGCGAGGCAATGTGGGAGACGTAGCGCAGACCGCTTCAGGTTCCGGTCCACAGATAAACGCAAGCGCAGATGCTGGGAATCCGTGGAGTGAGCTATTTAGAAGACCTGAACCTGCTGACACCTCTGCTCTACCTGATACTGCAACCATTCAAAATACTTCGAAATTCCGTGTTTACGTCAATACAAAAACAACAACCCTTGCAAGTCAAAGCCTCGCCTTGGTTACAACAACTGGCCCTGCTAGCCTTACTGCGTTAGCTAATGGCGATTACGACGTGGCAGGTTGGGGTAGTACAAGGCAGGCTACCGACCTAACACTAGCAGGCATTACAACGAGCGCATTCAATGACTTTACCCTTAATAGTACAGGTGTTGGAAATATCAGCAAAACAGGGGTAACGAGGTTGGGACTTCGGATAGCAGCGGATGCAGATAATGCAGAGCCTTCCTGGTCATCAGGTGTAATTGCAGGATTGACAGTTGATCCATATAACGGCACAAATCCCATGCAGTATGTTATCGACTATACACTTCCATCATCAGCAATAGGATCATTTACATTTCTATAAATATGAAAGAAAGATATTCAGCAGCAGACGCTAATGAAATCACAGTCAAAGCAGCTATAGACTCAGCAACCAGTAACGCAAAGATGGGTGAACAAATAACATATCTTGTCAAAGGATTTGATATTTTGAATATGAAAGTCGATAGCTTCTCGAATGCGTATGTCTCGGTACGGGATTTTACGCAGATAGAGGATCGAGTAAAACAAGCTGAGAATAAGGTTGAGACAATGCAGAAGTATCTTTGGCTAGGTGTGGGTGGACTTACTGTTATAACTTTTTTCCTAAAGTTTTTCGTAAAATGAACATACAATGGGTTCCAAGCCCAAACTTCGATAAGAATAGACTGCCTATTACGCACATCTTCATTCATTGGATTGTAGGAAATCTTGCTGCTGCTGATGCACAGTTCAAGAAAACTACCCCAGGAACCTCAGCCCATTATGGGATAGAGGATGACACAATACACCAATACGTTAAAGATGATGCAGTTGCTTATCATGCAGGGGTATATTCGTGGAATCAAAAAAGCATTGGCATTGAACATTCAGCAGCACCAGATAGATTAGCCTCTGAGAAGACCTACAAGACATCGGGACAGCTTATTGCCGAGATATGTACCAAATACCACATTCCGTTAAATCGTGAGCATATCAAGGGTCATAAAGAGGTACGCAACACACAATGCCCCGGCACGATGGATATTGATAAGCTCATTCGGGTAGCTAAGACGTTTATGGGAGTCGATCCGCAGATTGAGCTGGATAAACTTCGCACAGAGCGAGATCGTAATTGGACCTACTTTGCCGGACTTTGCGACATCATGCAAGTACAGCCTAACTACGATATTGCAGCGGGAGAGTTAAAGAAGCTTGTTAGCTTTCAGGATGTATTGTTTCATAAGGAATCGCAACTGAAAGATGCTGATAAGAAAATCTCAGATCTTCAGATAGACCTAGTGAAGATAACAAAGGAACACGATAAGACAGTAGCCGAGAATACAAGCCTTGTCGAAGAAGCTAGGAGACAGAGTGACCGTATCAGCAAGCAGGAAGGGCAGATCAACACAGTCTCAGAGCAGCTAGATCAGTTGAAAAAACAATGCAGTATGACTGTTCTGACAGGTTATAAGAAACTAATCTATGACCTGTTAATAAAGGGGTGATGCTATGGGAATATTATTAACCATATTAGCGATACTTATTATTTTAAAACTCTTTGGAGTTATATAAAGGAGGTGAGTTATTTATGAGTCTTTCAAATACCATTATTAAGGTTATCGGTATTATTCTTGCGATTGTGGGACTTCTTCTTATTCTTTCAATTGTAGGACTAGGGTTTGGAGTATCACTTCAGCCTTGGTTTCTCGCATTGATTGTAGGAGTCGTTTTCTTAGGAGCTGGAATATATATTATCCGAGGGGGAAATTTTACCCTCTAAAGGAGGTGAGTATATGAGACCTAGTAAGTCAATGTCACTTAATCATACCGACTGGAAAAATATTCTTCGCGGTGGTGTTATCTTTGTTGCGCCTGTTATCTTAATTTATTTTGCACAAGTCACAGGAGCATTATCAGTTGAGGGTCATGCCTTCTCAGTGAGAGATTTTATTCCCTCTACTTTTACACAGGGAAGCATGGTGCTTTTCGTTCTAAATAGACTGACAGATATACTTCGTAAATTTGTTAGCTAATGGCAGTCGAGAAATATATCCGTGGTAAAAAGGATGATTGCTCTCACCACGGCAGACGTTCAGAAGTAAGACGGCTGGCAGAGAGCAACAATCAATTAAAGGAATATATGAGTCACGAGCGATATACACCAGAGGATAGAACTAGAGTGCCTTTCCGCAATGAGGAGTGGCATGCGTTGAGTGGTAGAGAGAATCGTATGCCTAACCAGTTCGGGCAACCAGACGCAGCAGTAGTGTTTGTTTATGGACTAGGAGAAGGATCTGGGGGCTTTAGGCATACAAACCATCATGGAGAGGCTTTCATCGTTCCTGGTGTGAACTGTGACGCTGAGGAGGCATCCCAATTAGCGGCAAGGGGGGCTGTTTTTCCTCTTGAGATAGCGCAACCAGTACCTGCTGCATCATTTGAAACCGAAGCACAATGGTTTAAACCTATCCATAATCTCAGCGATGACAGGAAAAATACGTAAGTGCCACAAAGATGTAGTTGCTTCTTTATCATAGAGAATGTAATATGGATTTAGATCAGCTTGTGGGAACAGATTTTTTTTGTTGATTAATCAGAAAATCCCCGATGTTTACCACAAGTAGGCGTCGGGGTTTTTTATGGAAAGGAGGTAATATGTTGCCATTTGTAAGTGTTGCATTAAGAGTTATAGACGAATTGCATATCATGGACAAAAAAGGGTCGGGAATGATTATGCGATTTGCCAAATTATATTCTCCTGAGAAGATGGGAGAAATTATGAAAGAAGCAAAGAAGCTTTATTGGTGGGAGAATAATCCAGTCGCAGCGTTTATGGTTTCTATTAAGGCAGTAAATACCAAGGAGAAAGAGCATGGACAATACTGGTTGGGTTAAATTACACCGCAAAATTCTTGACAATGGAATAATGAAAGATGCCACTGCTTGGCAGGTTTTTAGCTGGCTTCTTTTAATGGTTGACAGAAAGACCGGAAAAGCAAATTTTGGTAGGTTTTGGGCTAGTAAGAGTTTAGGGCTTAACAGCAACACATTTTATAAAGCTCTCTTAAGATTATCAAAAAAGTGGCAAATGGTAACACTAAGCAGTAACAACAAATTTACAGAATGTAGCCTCATAAATTGGGAAAAGTATCAATCTGGTAACAGCGATGGTAACAACAAAGTAACAACAAGGGAACAACAAAGTAACACTATACAAGAAGTAGAGAATATAGAATTAAGAATATTATCTGCTGATAATACAGAAAAAGAAAAACATCCCAATAAGCTCTTACTAAACAAATCCCAACAAATGATGTTCTTAAAAGAGTTTCCCGGACTTGCAACGTCAGAATTAGTTGAGCAAAAAGAGAAATGTAATGCCTATATGACCATGTCATCGAAGAATTATACCAACCCCGGTCTATTCTTCCGAGGATGGTTAAGAACCCATATGAGCGAAAAGACAACCAAGATATCCATTGACGTAGAAACTGCTAAGGTAATCGCTCCCTTGATTTCTCCTGAAGAAGAAGCGGCTGGTAAAAAGAAGCTGCAGGAGATTAGGGTGAGATTAAAAAATAAATTTTCCATAAATTAGTATGAATAAGACTACCTTAGAACACTTACAGCACCTTCGGCAAGACATACAACAAATAGAAGATAGGCTGGCACTACTTCGTGTGGCCTGGGTAAAGGCATCTCCCGGACAAAAGAGGTATATAGTATCTGTGGCGAAGGTTTCAAAAGAAGAGTTGGCTAGGTTGAAGGTAAAGCTGGATAAAAACGCTGCGCTTGACAAGCAACTAACAGTCCGTGTATAATTATCTGTATGGACTTCAAAGACCACAAGGAAATCTTCGCAGAGATGGGAAGAGTCTCCAGAAAGAAACGCTTAGAAGGAATGACCCCTAAGCAAATAAGCGATTACATGAAAAGGGTTAGAGCAGGTAAAAAGGAAGCTAAATAGCAAAACTCTTACAGGACTTGACAAGACAAACAGTTTGTGATACACTACCATCACATGAAGCTCACAGCATACGATCTATCGGAATTATTCATCGCATCGGCAGAAAGACACCTCAGCGTTGCAAAGATAGCTAATTCTCAAACGCATTTTTACTCTGAAAAAGTAGGCGCGGAAATACTCCAAGCTATGCAGGATAACTATGACTCGGAGAAAGAATATACCTCACAGATAGAGTGGCTGACATTAGCAGATCAAAGCAAAGAGATAGACCTAATCGAGTTACACGGAGGAACGATATGAGAAGCAGATTAAACAGACAGGGTAGCAATCAATATCGAAACAAGAGGCGTTCATCGTGGAAGATCTACACTTTCGGATACATCATCGTTGTGCTTCTTTTCATCCTGACGGCTCAGTATTACAAGAATGAAGGTGCTGCCAAGGTTTACGCTGAGGAAGTTTATACAGCAGAAAACATCATCTCCCCACTCGCTGACGAGCCAAAGGTTAAAGAGGCCACTGATAAACAGTCGATATCAATAAGAAATAAAATCCGTGAGGTATTCGGAGATCATGCTGATAAAGCGTTCAAGGTCCTCTCTTGTGAGAATGCAGCACTTAATCCTAACGCAGTGAATACAGCAGGAAACGAGCCGGCAGGCAGTCGCGACATCGGAGTATTTCAAATCAACGAATATTGGCAGAAAACACAGGGAAAGTTCTTATTCGATCCTGAGGTAAATATCAAAATCGCTTACATCATCTTTAAAGATAACGGCTATTCATTTGATCGTTGGACATGTGGAAGAAAGTTTGGAATCTAAGGAGGAAAATTATGCCAGTTAATATACACGGAAAACAATACATCACAGTAGCAGAGAGACTTGCGGAAGCACGAGAGGATTTAGTCTCGATAAACACTGAGGTCATCCCTAATGGTGGATCAGTTGTTATCAAGGCAACAGTCGTGACAAAAAAAGGTACTTTCACAGGTATCTCAGCAGCGAACCCAAATAAGTCAATTGAGAAGCAATCCCCTTATGAAGTCGCTGAGACATCAGCAGTAGGTAGAGCCTTGGGGTTCGCAGGATACGGAGTAATCGACAGCATTGCATCAGCTGATGAAATCGTAAAGGCTCAGGCAGTTCAGGAAGAGGATGACGGATTAGTGAGGGAAGTATACGAGGACAGGGCAACAATTGATGCGAGGCATCAACCAAGGACATGCTCTGAGCATCAAGTAGAGATGGAGCGGAAGATATCAGTAAAGACAGATAAAGCCTACTGGTCACACAGAGAGAATGGGCAAATTTGTTTTGGGAAAGGACTTCAATGACTCTCATTGGTTGCAGCAATGTGGACGAGTGAGTAGTGGTGTGGTCTGAAAAGACAGGGATTTACGCTAGGGGAGATCCTCGAAATGGGCAGAAACATTTTTCTCCCCTAGCAAACATAGAGTTGGACTATGAAAACACAACAAGATAAAGTTTTACAGTTACTAAAAGCATCAGGATCTAGGGGTGTTAATTCCTACGACCTTACATATCTCCACGCAATTAAACAAGCACCGACTCGAATCTCCGAATTAAAAGAACAAAATCATCGGATATTTTCACGCACAGAGAAGAATAGAAGCGTTACCTACATTTTACAAAGCAACTTTGTCCCCACCACCAAGAACAAAGAAACTGATGAAGAATATGTTTGGATATACGAAGAAAACTCTGCTCGTCGCGTTTCTAGATCTCAAATGAAGCCTACTCAATTAAACCTGAGTATGACTTGAGGGAGAGAGGGCGTGAGCCTTAGTTGATTGATACAGTAAATATTATTTAAGTACATGAATATTATCAATGATTTAAAAGAAAGATTAGAGAAGTTAAGGAAGAAATGGGTAGATCGTCCTGCAATGAGAAGTCTTACTGAGAAACGGGCGAAGATACTAAAAACCTTGTTGGAAAAGTATGAAGGAAAAGAAATTGCATAAGTGTTTTGATTGCAAAGCCCTAGTTCATATGAACGCGGATAGATGCAAGCCCTGCTCAGAAGACCATAGGGAGCAGAAAGCAAGAGAGTACTCAAAAAGTAAATGAAAAATTGTATTTTTATCATCCCTGGAGAATTAACTGATCTGAATACGTATATAAACGCTGAGAGAACAAATCGTTATAAGGCAGCGAGTATCAAGAAAGCTGAAACGCAGCGAGTTTGGGGAGAGTTAGAGAATCAGAAGGTAAAACCGATTAAGGGAATAGTTGAGATGATCTGTACATGGTATACCAAGGATCTCAAGAAGGATAGCGACAATGTAGCATTTGCTCTCAAATACATATTAGATGGCATGGTGCTTGCGAAAGTGTTGCCGGACGATAGCAGGAAGTATACAGGCTCGATTGTGCATATATTCGATGTTGACGCTAAGAAACCAAGAGTTGAGATAGATATAACGCAGAGATAATTTTCATACTGTCCTATGAAAAACAATCGAACAGCAAAAGCTGTGTACAGGGTACTTGAGTATCTTGCGAAAAGATATAACAGTCAGATGTGTAGAGATCTCTGCTATAGAATCTATTGGGAGTTTACAAAATGAATTTAGATATAGTTAGTTACATGGCAGGACTTTTAACTTTTCCGGCAATACTCGTTGGGCTGAGTATCTTATTAGGAGCAATCAGTAGTGTTGAGGATAGGGAGCGAGAAGAAGAATTATTCGATTGGAAAAATTCGTATAAGGATAAGCTATGAGGTGTATTTTAAATGTAATTATGTTTTTTGTTATTCTTTTTAGCTTGGCTGTAGTTTGGGTATTGTTATGAAAAAACTAACACTTAAATACTACTTCCATATTCACCATGGAATACTGGTAGAGGCATTGACTGAACCTTTAAAAAATAGGATTAAATACATTAAGGAGAATAAACCAAAGGATGAGATTGAGTTAAGGCTAAAACTTATCAAACCTGTCAAGGGTAAGTTACCTAGTGAGTTTATTGAAGCAGACCAAACATGGGATAAAGCATACCAAGCACGGGATAAAGCATACCAAGCAAGGGGTAAAGCACACCAAACATGGGATAAAGCATACCAAGCATGGGATAAAGCATACCAAGCAAGGGGTAAAGCAAACCAAGCATTCATTAAAGCAGACCAAGCAAGGGGTAAAGCAAACCAAGCATGGGGTAAAGCAAACCAAGCAGCGGATAAAGCAGACCAAGCATGGGATAAAGCACGAGAAGATAACATGCCAGCTCTTGAGAAGTTACATAAAAAAGAATGTGGATGTGGGTGGAACGGAGAAACTATCTTTACTGAAGAGAATGGGTTGGATAAATAATATGAAAAAACTAACTAAAGAAGAACAAAGAGCCGAGGCATGGGAGGTCTGCAATGCAATAACAGAATTAGCATGGAAAGCCTACCTAGCAACACAAGACTTAGCATATGAAGCCTACAGTGTAAAACTCAGGGAGATATACAAGGAGAGTAAATAATATGAAAAATTACTATAAAAAGGAAAAAATAAAATTTATGGCTACAATTGGATGGAATGGTGGAACTGTCGAGAAGGCTCTTAATGCAGTGATTACAGATCAAGGCTTTCTAAAAAAACGTAAAGGATATAAAACTTTTGGTGAGATGGTTGATGTACTTTGGAAAATAAATAAACAAAATAGAAAGATGGGATTTACTTCGGAATATACAGTTATTTTACCATTAAAGGGAACAAAACCAATTTATAAAAAGACACTTAACTAAACCTTTACTTATATGAAAACTGATTCAACCAAAATAATATTGGACTTATGTGGTGGTACTGGCGCATGGTCAAAACCATATAAAGATGCTGGCTATGATGTGAGACTAATTACGTTACCGGATAATGACGTTAGAACTTATGAGCCACCTGAAAATGTATACGGGATTTTAGCAGCTCCGCCTTGCACTATGTTTTCGTTAGCGAGAACAAGAGCTAAAAAGCCAAGAGATTTTAATGAGGGAATGGAAACTGTAGAAGTATGTTTACAGATTATATGGAAATGTAGAAAACAAAACAAGCTAGCCTTCTGGGCGTTAGAAAATCCAATGGGATATTTAAGACAATTTTTAGGTAAACCACCATTTCATTTTAACCCCTGGGAATTTGGAGATGCTTACACTAAAGGGACTGATATTTGGGGATACTTCAACTTCCCTATTAAAAAGTTTACAAATATCGACCAGGTAATGACTGAAGACCAAAAACTCAAGTGTTCAATCAATAATCGTAAACTTCCAAGTATCTCAATGATAACAGGAAGCAAGCAACAGACAGCTAGGGCAATTACCCCACAAGGTTTTGCACAAGCATTTTATAAAGCTAATACTTAACTAAACCTTTACTTATATGAAAAAACTAACTAAAGAAGAACAAGCATTTGATGAACAGTTTGATCCTATGAAAGCAATAGAGCAATTGGTAGACGAAGCAAAGAGGCTTAAAGAGAAGTACTCAGACAAGGAGAAAGGACAAGATGAATAACAACGGAACACCATATACTGATGAAGAATGGAAAGCGTGGTACGCAAATGAAAGCAGTAGCGAAAGATTTGAAAGAGAACAAGAAAGAAAGGAGCAAGATGAATAACTATATAAGAAAAACATATTCAGAGTTAGTAGCGTTACGTCGATTGAAAGAGATTGAGAAAAAAAATGGAGGCTTGATCAATGGTAACTTTTCTTTTGTGGCACATGAAAATAAAATTAAAGTGAAGCGGTTACGTGAGCTTTACCAGGAGGAGAGTACGGCATGAATAACTTAATAGCTGAGAGTATCAAGTGCTCAGTGAATTTTAGCAATAAGCCTATATGTAAAAGCAATTATCCTTGTGGTTGTCATTTTGGAGAGACTATTCACATGGATGGCTTTTGTGCTTGTGACGTTGATAAGTTTATCAAGCAAAAACTCCAAGCCATAGCAGAAAAAACGAGGGAGGATACAAAAAAGGAAATACTAAAAGATATAGCGACAGCATATCACGGTACAGATGATAGTTCTGAGGGTGCAACAGTGTTATTTATAAAGATTAGGGATAAGTTATCAGACAAGGAGAGTAAATGATCCACCAAACAACAATCAAATTTTATAAAGCACCCAAAATAGGGGATTACCTAGATATAATGCTTGTTAAGTGTGAACTGGGTAAGTCATTTAACGGATATTTAGAAAAAGGACACATTGTTTGGGAGGATATTAAAGAGGGTGCGGAGTGGAGAGACTACACGCCATTTATGGTGATTCCACATTATTTTCCCATTCAAGAACTTATTGACGCATTAACAGACAAAGCAGTTTTGCCGAGCACTATGCAGGTAGAGATAATCGCTGAACTTAGCGCCACCAAATACCATTTAGAAGATATGAGAAAGTTAGTATTTAGAGAGCAGGAATCATACGAGAAGAAAGGCCAAGATGAATAACTTTATAAGCCCAGCAGAGGCAAAGAAAATGGGTATAAACATAAAGTTTAGGAGAATTAAAAGGCTTGGCAGACCAGCAAAAGTATATGGAAAAAGACAAAGAGGGTGGGTAGAAAGGCCATTGTGATGAATAACTTAATAGCTGAGAGTATCAAGGATCTTGAGTTCATCCTAACTGAGTGGGAGGGGGATACCAACGCTCTACTAGGTGCCGTAAGAGTAAACGCTAGATTGGACAGAATAACCCCCATCCTCACAGCCATAGCAGAAAAGACGAGGGAGGAAACATTATGGGAAGTCTCAACTGAAGTTCATAAGATGACAAATAAATATGAGGAGGGATACATGGCAGCCGTGGTTGATGTTAAGTCAATCCTTGCCTCTCTCGATGCAGACAAGGAGAGTAAATAATATGAAAACTAAACAAGAACAGAAAGAAGAGGCGATGGAAGCCTATGAAGCAATAGTGAACCCAATAAACAAATTCTACGATGCAATAGTAGACCCCGCAACGAAAGCCTACATAGCAAAGTGCAAAGAGATAGACGAACAGGAGGAGGAATAATATGAAAACATTCGGATTTAAGACAAGAAAAGAATTTAGGGAGAAGTTTCCAGATAGATGTGCAGATACCAAAGAAGCGGAATCCTTCCTCTCCAAATCAATCCACCAAGCAGTAGCAGAAGAGAGGGCGAGGGTGAGAAAAATTATAGAAGAAAGTCTGTGGGATTGTGCTGAACACGGATTGCCAAAGTATGAAAAAACCGATTGCGTGGAGTGCAATTCAGCCTTGGAAATAAATGTTGTACTAGGATCTCTCCTCTCCTCCCTAGACAAACCATTAACAGCCAGGGAGAAATAACCTTTACTTATATGAATAAACTAACTAAAGAAGAACAAAAAGAAAAGGCTAAATTAAAAGGAAAATGTACTAATTGTCTTAAGCCGATGGAAGATGAGAGTAATGAAAACTGGCAGATTTATTGTCCACGTAAAAAGTGCGTAGAGGCATTTATCAAATCCTTTTCAGACTAAACCTTTACTTATATGAAAACTACGAAGTACTATGACAAAGAAATATAACTACATCAAAAAGACAGGAAGACCAACGAAATATATACCTGAGATTATATTTCCAAAGGTAGAAGAATACATAACCTCATGTGGTAGAGAAAATACTGCACTTCCAACAGTTGAAGGACTTGCAATTTCGCTTGACGTAACAACTGAAACGATTTATCAATGGACGAAAGAACACCTTGAGTTTTCTGATACTATTAAAAGAATAGCTAATAGACAGAAAGAGCAATTGATGAATGATGGGATGTACGGAGGCAAAGAAGTAAATGCGGCAATGGCTATATTCTTACTTAAGGCAAATCACGGGCTTAAAGATAATGAAGGACAGGTGAATATTCAGGTAAATGTAACACCGATTGTTGATCTTGAAGCGAAATGATCAAAACAACTGCCACGAAGAAGATATTTGAACTGAGGAGGCGTATTAGAGTTATTTCCGGAGGATCTTCTGCTTCAAAAACAATATCCGTCCTGATTTGGTGTATCAAAAGAGCGCAGTTTCCTCCAGACAAGACCCCTGAGCTAATTTCAATCGTATCAGAGACGTTTCCACATCTAAGGCGGGGATCAATGAGGGATTTTCTTCTCATCATGGAGGAGCATAAAGTATTCAAAGACGCACAATGGAACAAGACTGATTGTATTTATACATTTGAATCAGGATCAAAGATTGAGTTCTTTTCGGCTGATCAACCTGGGAAAGTACGCGGTCCAAGGCGTGACATCTTGTTTATTAACGAGTGCAACAATATTTCCTATGAAACATATACCCAACTTGAAATCAGAACGAAGAAAATTATCTGGATGGATTTTAATCCTGTTCAAGAGTTTTGGGTGTATACAGAGCTTATCCCAAATATGGATCATGACTTTTTAACGCTAACGTACAAGGACAATGAGGCACTTGATCCGGCTATTGTTGAGGCTATTGAATCACGAAAGGGGAACAAGAACTGGTGGAAGGTTTACGGTTTAGGAGAGTTGGGGATGACTGAGGGCGTAGTGTATCCTCATTTTCTTCCACTTGATGATATTCCTCCCGATGCAAGGCTTGTAAGACGTGGAATGGATTTTGGATATACAGCTGATCCTACAGCAGTTCTTGATATTTATGAGTGGAACAATGCGTATGTTTGGGATGAGGTGCTCTATCGTAAGGGACTCAGCAACAGAGACATTGCGGATGTGCTTATGAACTTACCAAAGGCATTAGTAGTTGCAGACTCAGCCGAGCCTAAATCAATTGATGAGATAAAGAATTACGGAATAAATATTATCCCCTCTCAGAAGGGGCCAGGGAGCGTGCTACAGGGCATACAGTATGTTCAGGATCAGAAGATATATGTTACCAAGGGAAGCACAAATATATGGCGTGAGCAGCGTAATTACTTATGGTTAATTGATAAAGACGGCAAGATCATTAATGAACCTTCTCCCTTCTTAAATCATTTGATGGACGCGGGGAGATATGGAATGGAAAGCTTGCGACCAATTGATCAAAAGGATCTTGAGCTCTACGGTGATAACTATCAGAAAGTAAACGAAGGGCTAGCCAACAAGTGGAGACTATGAACAAGTCACTGCCTACAATAGAGCAAGATCCATATAAGATCGAAACGGAGAATAATGATAAGAAAGTCTCGGTTCTTTTTGCCTCACTCTTTCCTGAGACTGCTGTGCCTTATGAGTATATCTTTGATGTAGTGAGGCTTTTAGAAAGCACTAAGGTTAACGCCAGAATCCTTCCTGAGGTGATAAGGGGAATATACAATCTCAATAGTCATAATAGGAAAGGGCAGGTAATTGTTCATGTTTCACGTGAGCTTACAAATATTCAGATAAGGGAGAATAGTGAAACAATGAGTACCTTATCGGAAGATGAGGAAAAGTAATTGATATTTAGATAAAAAGAGTATAAAATGTAGGAAATCGTCAAGATTGTATCTAAGACGGGTCGAAAGACTCGTCTTTTTTTGTTGATAAAATGGCAAAGAAGCAACCTATTGTTGGAAAAGGAACGCCTGATGAGGTTGAGGCGTTTACTGAGGTATCCACTCACTACGAACTCTCCCGACAGGACTTGGAGCAAAGAATCTATCGCAAGAATGGATTTGATGACGCGGACAAGATGTTTGCATCGCATATAGACGAGAACTCATGGCCGTATAGGTCACTGATGTTTGATCCCCGCCCTTACACAGTAATCCTCGAGAAATCAGCACGACTCATCGGAAGTAAGCCTAAAGGCCGCCTTGTGCCGCGTGAGGGTGGAGACTCTCTCGGAGCGTACATCAATAACGAGTTGCTTGATTATCAATGGGAAGACAATGTGAGGTTAGGCCAGTCAATGATATCAAAGTGGATCATGATGGATCAAAATGTACGAAAGTACGGATCTTCATTTGCTTTAGATGATTGGCATTATGAATGTTACACGAAGGATGGAAAGAAGGAGGTATTTTATGATGGACCCAATATGAAGGTACTGAATAATAGACTTGTTTTCGCTAATCCATCATATGAGTATATTAACAAGTGGTTTGCATATGGGGAATTTTTGACCATAAAGGATCTGGAAACTGTGAATGATGCCGGTAGAACTAAACCTCAATACAAGAATCTTGATCTTCTACGGGATTCAGTTGATGACTCAACAAAGACAAATGGAGATACGCCAAACATTCAGAGTAAAAATAAGCAAATGAAAGGCTTACAGGACTATATGGGGAGAGATGAATACAACAAACCTCTTCTGATTATTCATGAGAGAAGGCCAGATAGATGGATCTCGGTTGCCATAAAGCATGGTGTCGTGGTACGAGATATCCCCAATCCATACAAGGATCGTGATCTACACGTCAATCACTTGAAATACTATCCTCTCCCTGATGATTTGTACGGAGTAAATGAGCTGGAGCCTGTAGCGAAGCAAATCAGAGCCATAAATGCTCATTTGTCAGCCTACTCAGACACTATTGCCCTTGCGCTGCGCCCTCCTATTCACGTTAATCCGATGAACGTACGTCTTCATACCCTCTCATGGGACCCTGAGGCAAAGTGGTTGATGAATACACCTAACGTAGACGTTCAGTTGATGAGAATTGACACATCAGTTACAGCTAACTTTCAATCTATCTATCAGGTACTCGTCGGAAGTCTTATGAATGCACTCGGAGAACAATCACAGCAGATGAGTAGTTCTAATCCCTTCCAACAGGCGGGGAATGTAACAGCAACAGAAATACGCGATACCGCCACGACGAGAAATGTACGCGACAACATGAATAAGGTCTTTCTTGCAGAGGCACTAAAAAAACAGATCATGTCGTGGCATTCAATGAATCAACAGTTTATGTTTACTGCTAAAACGGATAAGTTAAAGATTATAAGAATTGCAGGACGTGACGCAGTTGAGTTCTTCACGAGACAGGGATTGTCAGATATCAGACCAACGCAGGAGGATGCAGAGCAAATTGCTACGGGTCAAATGGATTCTGATTCGATTGCTCCTGGGCCACGCTTTGCAGTTAATGTGGGAGATGACGAAATGGGTATGCCTATGGAAGTACCGAAGTATATGCCTGATGAATCAGGTGGTGGCGGTAATCTCATTATAGAGCCTGGTGATCTTCAAGGTAACTATAACTATATCCCGGATATTGAGTCAATGGCTGCGCCTTCTGATCAGGACATCGAGCAGAAGCTTATGGCACTGCTAACAACAATGACAAATCCTGCAATTGTACAGGGGCTGATGCAGGAGGGAGTGAGGCCAAAGTATAAGGAATTACTCACAAAAGCAATTGAAGCAACAAACGTAGTCAAAGACGCTGATGCGTACTTTGAAGACATCAAGAACACTCAAATGGGAGGAGGTATTAATGAAGGTCAAATTAACGGTGGAGGAGTCCCTGCGGCAGCAGGAGGGGTTTCGCCTCAAGGAGATGTGTCAATCGGAGGGATGGAGCCTAGTGCTGTTCCCGCTACTGGAATCGCAAATCAAATCAGCAGTGGTGGACCCGCGCAAGTTCCAGTCGGAGTCTGAGTATGTATTTGCAGCAAAGACTGCATGGGCTTACGGTCAGCATGGAAGCGATGTCTTAGACATGATTGAAAACAAAGTCAAAGACGCTGAGTTCTTAACAGAAAAAGAACAAGGCAAGCATACGGACAAATTAGCTGAGGCTATGAGTTAAAGGAGGTGAGTATATGGGAGGATTTAGAAGTTTATTTAAAGTGCGCAAGCCTGGAAACGGTGATGCGTTTCAAAAGAAAGCAGAAAGCGCAGGGAGAGCAAAGCTTTCAATTACTAACAAAGCTAGTAAGGTTCCTAACGGAGGGAAAAAGACTTCTGCTTAAGGAGGTGATTATTTATGCCAATTCAAGTAGTTAATGTTGGAATGTTTGAACGTGATGCAAGTGGCGCAAGAACAACAAACATTACAAAGACAATATCTAACCAAGGAACAGTACGGGTTGTGTATCAGGGGATTGAATACGTATTTGGACCAGGAGATTCAAAAAACTTTTCAGACGCCGGAATTGCCGCAGCAGTTGTTGCAGCAGACGCAAGGCTCAGAGTAGCAGACTCCAGAGATGGTTTAGCTTCAGGGGGTGCTAGTTAATGGAAAAGAAACAGTTGGACGAGCTGCCTCCCTCAGACGATGCAGAGTTTTGGGCAGAGGCAGACGTTCATACAAACATACAACCGAAGAATCTTTTTGACCAGAAGCATACGCTACGAAGGATTGCGGGTCATCAAGCGCAGTGTACTCACTGTGATTGGGGGTTTCAGTTAGATCCTGGAGATAGGATAGTAAACGGTCATTTATACAACAAGAAGAATGAGGTAGTTATTTAAGAAAGTGCTTAGGGAGTATGAATGTACTTCGTAAGGACTTCCTTATAAGTTGTCCGAATGTTTTGACCATTCCGCTTCACCAGCGTTACCAGGTTGCAGAAATGGAGGTGATATGAATGGATACAAATAACGTGGCTGAAGAAAACGTGGTAGAAACAGATACTACCCAAACCAGTTCGCCACAGGTTGAAAGCCCGATTACTGAGGGCAAAACGGTACAAGGGGAGACTGTACAACCTCCTGTTGTAGAGGATGCTAAAGATCCTGCCATGAACGAGGAGCAGCGAAGGGCGTTCCAAGAGATGCGGCAGGAGAATAAACGGTTAAAAGAGAAAATGGAGGCTCGCCCAACAGGTGAGTCTGCGTTCAATCAGTTTAGGGTGACGACTCCTCCAGCGAGTCAAGCTCCTGTAGATGTGCAGCAATTTACTGACCAACTTACAGGCGAGACTAACTGGTACGGGTACAATCAAGCCCAACAACAGAGAGAGCAGCAGATAATCCAGCAGGCGAAGTTCGAAGCACAGCAGACGACGCAAGAACTTTTGGATGAGAATAACGCTCGCCAGAAGTTTCCGGCACTGTTTGCTGACCCAGAAGTAGAGCAGGATATAGCCGATAAGTGGCTAGCAGCAAAGCTAAGGGGGCAGAATGCTTCTATTACTCAAATTGCTGATGGTTTCGCAAGAAAGCTCAAGCAGACCGCTTCCAAAGCCGAAAAAGTAGGCGCGGAGAGAATCCTGAATGAGGTATCTGACAAGGAAAACGCAGGACTAACGGCACAAGGCCAATCGTCTCAAGGCGCAAAACTCGCAATCTCGCAAGAGGACAGCGATAAATTACGTCTTAATACGAGACAAGGAAGCCTTGACGCAGTAACTGCAAGAATCTCACAGATCCCTTGGGCAAACAAGTAACCTAGTCTATTCCCCCGTGGGTAGATAGGGAAAAACTCACGGGGGAAAGAAGAGGTGAATTTATTATGTTAACTTCATATTACGATACAAGTCGAAGAGAAGATCTTTTGGATATTGTTGCGGATTTGACTCCTGATGACACGCCTTTAGCGACGATGCTTAAAACGTCTACAGCTAAAGACACGATCCATCAGTGGCTCGAGGATTATGTTACTCCTCCATCATCTGTAACTTTTGCCGCTGAAGGTGCTGCTGCTACATATACAGCGCTCACACAGCCAAACAGAGTAACAAATATTACCGCTACTCTAACTGAAACATTCCGTGTTTCAGGTACTGAAATGGCAGTCACGCCAGCAGGTGGAAATCCAATGGATTACCAATCGGGAAAAGCCCTTAGAGTTTGGAAAATGAAACAGGAGTATGCCATCGTCAATGGTGCACTTACTTCTGGTGTTTCCGGAACTGCTGCAAGCATGGCTGGTTTGATTAACGTCATTACCACGCTTTACACTGCACGCAATTCAGGCACATCACTTTCTGAGATTGAGTTCCAAGATATGCATCAGCATTCATGGGATAAGGGAGGCACAGATAATTCGTTTGATTTAGTCTTAGTACCGTTTGGTCTTAAGAGAAAAATCGACGGATTTACAGCAGGTGCGACAAAGTATGTTGACCAAAGCGACAAGAGATTGACGCAGCCAGTCGCCATATACGAAACATCAGCTGGTGTAGCCAGAATCATGCAGCACAGGTATGTTCCTAGTGCAGCAGCGAGTCCTGGTCCTCGATTCCTAGGTATCAAAGAGGACAAATTCCGAATCGCTTACCTCCGTAAGCCATTTAAGGAAATGCTCGCCAAAGATGGAGATCGTGAGAACGGTCAAATCGTTGGGGAGTTTACTCTTGAATATCTCGGTGAAAAGTCGAGTGTTAACCGAAGTGGTTACGCAGTAAACGGCTAATAGTCGTTTGATAGTACCTACTGCCCTTTCAGTAGGTACGAATGAAATGACTAAACTAATCAAACCAGATCAATTTCTTGCGCACTATATTTACGAGAAGCAGACGAACCCTGATGCTCGTATTGTCATGCGCTCGTATCAGAAACGGGTTGTCAGTACGATTGATCACATCGTTGAGCTAGCACATGGGGATCGTGACGTTGTTTCCACTGAGAATGATTGGGGAATTGTTGAGGAGTTATTGAAGTTCTTTGCTAATCAATGGCCTCATGAGTTTAATGAGTTTAAGGCATCAATCCCTGATATACGAAGTACGAGAAATGATGGTGGGTATTCAAAGAGTAAAGAGATTAAGTATGTTATGGCTGTTCCTCCACGCTTAGAGAGAATGATTAGGGTTATTTTTCCCATGCAGCAGTGGGACAAGAAATTTGTCAATAAATTTGTAAAGAGACTTCCTATGTTTAAGGTGGGATAAAGTATTGACTTACAGTAATGAGTTTTTTTACTTTCCTATATTTATCCTCTCCCCATAAGATACTACCCTGAAAGTTTACAGTTGCAAGCGAAACAAATCCATGATATATTGATTTAGTCTAGTACAGACTTACTGTCCTACGGCCAGACACCTTCAGCGATAGCTCGGGTGTCTTTTTTTATGGCTAAAATTGCCGCTGGTTTAATAATAAAGAACGACTCAGAGCTGGAAATCCTCAAAAGAGCAGTAGGATCAATCATCAAAGACGTTGATGCAATCTACATAACCTCTACTTCGACACCAAACTATAAAATAGAAAAGTTCTGTAAGGAAATAGGAGCTCAGTACTCTTTCTTTCCGTGGGTCAATGACTTCTCAAAAGCGCGTAATTTCAATATGGCGCAGATCCCCGCTGAGTATGAGTGGTACTTCTGGATGGATACTGATGACGTTGTACAGGGTGCTGAGACCTTCAGGGATGCCATCACTATTGCTGAGGCTAATAACATCAAAGCAGTCTTCGCCCGTTATCTGTATCAGGTAGAACTTGATGGGAAGGGAAAGATCAAGAATATTCTCATTGAACACCTCAGAGAGAGATTGATAAGAAATGATGGTACATATGAATGGGTAGCACCTATTCATGAGACACTCATTGAGAAAGTACCCGCAGGAAAAACTGACTTTCAAGGCTTCTGTGTTGTTCACTTGATGGCTGCTGATCAGATGGAAAAATCTATGTGGAGAAATATTGCCATTCTTGAGCAGAACATCATTGATAATCCTGCTGATCCCCGCCCTGTCTACTACCTAGCTAAAGCGTATTTTGATACACGGATTCCCGAGGTTTTAAGTGAGCCAATTGGAGAAGGACTGGATTCTTTGATGATTGAGCTGGTTAAGGTATATCTTGCTACATCAGGATGGGCTGAGGAGCGCGCGCAGGCGTGGGAGTATATGTCAATGGTATATCGGGAGCGTCAGGACTTTAAGGAGGGCATTAACTGCCTCATGAATGCGCTCAAAGAAGATCCTAAATTTACCTCAGCATATATTCAACTCGCCCTCTCTTATGTTCTGATGAAGGATTGGGAGAAGGCAATGCATTGGGTCAAAATGGCTGGAAATGTTGATATTCCTAAAACTACGCTTGTTATTAATCCTAAAGACTACAAGGTGATGATTCTTGAGGCGTTGTTCCACATCTACTTAAATACAGGGAAGTTAGACGAAGTAGTTAAGGTAGCAACAGACCTGAATGAGATGCTTCCTAACGATCTCAATGCAAATCGGGTGAAGGATGTCATAGATCTTAAGGGGAGAAACGATCTCGCGCATTATATTGTTAAGCTTGCTCATCATCTCAGCAAGACAGGACAGGTCGAGCAATTGGAGAACTTAGTAGTCTCAATTCCACTTGAAATAGCTAACGAGCCGGCGATGGTTGATCTTAGAAATCAATTTACTAAGCCACGAATATGGGCAGATGATGAGATAGCAATCTTCTGCGGTCCTGGATTTGAACAATGGAGCTGGAAATCGGTAGCAAGGGGCATCGGCGGATCTGAGGAGGCTGTCATTTACATGAGCCATGAGTTAGCAAAGCTAGGGTGGAAAGTATACATCTATGCAGATCCACAGCAGGATGCAGGAGTACATGACGGCGTAGTGTGGATTCCTTACCATCAAATCAACTGGAGAGATCAATTTAATATTCTAATTGGCTGGAGGAATATTGGATTATTTGATGTTCCTACTCTGAAAGCGAAAAAATCGTACCTCTGGAATCATGACATCCAGAACGGATTAACGTATACCCCTGAGAGGGTGAATAAGATAACGAAGGCAATGTTTTTGAGCAAATGGCATCGGGAGAACGTACCGCAGCTAGATGAGATGAAGGTAATGTACACGGGTAATGGTATATGACAGCGGAAGAACTGTATAACAAAGTAAAAGAGGTAGACTTCACGATTGACATGAAGCCGTTTTATAAATGTGCTGATGGTGCTGTACGCGATGTAGAGTCAAAAGATGGACGATCAGATTACTATCAGTGGCTACCTAAACTCATTAAACTCAATAAGCCAAAGCAGGTCATTGAACTCGGTGGCGCTATGGGAGTTGCGTGTATTGCCATGCTACAGACACTTCCTGAAAACTCAAAGCTCTACTCAATTACACTTGAGGAGCATGGGCTTGAGTTTGCGTACATGGATAAAGAATATTCAAACCTTGTCAAGATAGTAGGAGATGACCTTAATCTTGCTAACTGGCCGAAAGATCTTGATCTCTCAAAAACTGATCTCTGGTTTATTGACTCTGAACACTCCTATGAACAAGTCAGGGCTGAAATTGATTTGTACAAGCCATTTTTCAAAGAAGGAGCAATTATACTTTTTGATGATATACACATCAATGATGGGCTTGCTCGTGTATGGGAGGAGATTAAACAAGAAATTCATGGATCAAAATATGAGTCAGATCTTCACTATTCAGGCTACGGGATTGTTGTTGTCGGGAAGCAGGTAGAGGAAAAGCGCGATCCTCATTTAATTGTTTATGGATCTTCGTATGATCGTGGCCTTGAGCATCTTCTTAAGATGTGGCCTGAGATTAGGGAAGTAGTACCCGATGCCCGACTCAGAGTCTTCTATGGTTGGGATATGTTTGACCTAGGCTACCGTGACAATCCTGAGCGCATGGCGTGGAAAGAGAAAATAAATGCTTCGATGAAGCAAGACGGTATACAGCATCTGGGCAGGATATCTCATCGCGCAGTTGAGAAGGAGTTTGAGCTAGCTGGCGTGTGGGCGTTTCCAACGCACTTTGGAGAGATTTCGTGCATGACAGCTATGAAGGCACAGAGATATGGTGCTATCCCTGTTGTCGTTGACTACGCGGCCTTAAAAGAGACTGTACAGTATGGGGTTAAGGTAAAAGGGGATATCTACGACAAAGAAACGAAGGATCTTTATAAAAGCGCACTAATAGCCCTCCTCAACGATGAGAAGCATCAAGAGGCTATCAGACCAGAGATGATGGAGTGGGCAAAGAGGTTTGCATGGGGAAACGTTGCGAAACAATGGGATCAAGAGTTTCGGCATGAGATCACAGCTGAGGAGAAAGCACTGCAACTAATCTACGCAGGAGAACCAGTACAAGCACTTAAACTACTTACGAATAATACTCCGATGCGGGAAAAGCTGGTTAAAAAGCTCGATCAACTATTTAGTCCTGCTAAGTACGATATACCGCAACTAATTGAGTGTGTGCTAGATCCTCAGACACTAATCAATGAGATGCTCACTACAGGGAAAGAATGTGAAATAACAACTCCTAAATTGGACGTAGCCTTGAATAAAAAGCTATGGGAGGGAGAAGGAAGGATTGATCGGCTTCGAATTATTGATAGACAGAATCTTGAGATACTATTAGCGGGATGCAACGCCTCATTTACAGAGACAGCAAAAGATATAACAATAAAATTTAAGCGTAACCTCGATAAGATGGTAGTCGAGTTACTTGAGAATAATCAAACGCTACAGGCGTGGGATATTGTCAAGGATACCGATTGGCCGAAGAAGGATAGGTTATGGCTTCGGGTCAAACACGCATTTGAACCTGAGGCGTATAAGAAGTACTACTCAGAGCAGCTTGTTGAGCATCCTGTGACTGAGGAGCAGGCACTGGATTGTACAATGCTTTACCCGAGATTCAAGTGGTTAGTTGCGAGCATCGAGAAGCAAAAGCCCTCTAGCGTGTTGGATCTCGGTTGTGCTGATGGGTATGTCTGTTTAACCTTAGCGAAGCGCGGATATGACTGTTTTGGTGTTAACCTCTATGAGCCATCAATTGTAATTGCTAAGGAAAGAGCGAAAAAACACAACGTACCCGCGAAGTTTGAAGTTGGGGATCTTATGGATCAGAAGCGTAAATATGACGCTGTAATCCTTTCTGAGGTTCTGGAACACATGCCCAATCCCCAACTTGTTATTGATCATTGTATGAGCTTAGTTAATAAAGGCGGCAGCTTCTACATTACCACTCCATCGCCGGAGCATATAGGTATCAAAGATCATAAGAAAGAAGCCGGAAGACTAAGCGGAGATTGGGATGACGGACTTCCAAGCGGCCATCTCCAGATATTCAGTGAAGAAGAACTACGGAGTTTATTGTCTAAGTATAAAGTTGAGCAATTCCTAATAGACGAACAAGGGTGTTTTATGAGTGAGGTGAGGCATAAATGAGCGACGGAAAATATAAAAAGAAATGTGATCACTGCAAGGAGAATGACGTTTGGGTGTTTGCAATGGATCGTATGGGAAATCTCCCCAAAGCATATTGCGGCAAGGTCTGTGAAGCAAATGCAAAATATGACAAGAGATTTGACAAGAGATTTGAGAAATGAACATTGCTTTCTACTGGCCTTTTATTCATGCAAATAAAGTATTTGACAACTGGCGGGATGGACTTCGTGCTGCAATTGAGATCATTGCCAAAGAACACGAAGTGGACTGGATTATTGGGCAGGACAAGTTACCTGAGGCGGGAAAGTACGATGCGATCATCTTCTGGGATGACAGCAACAGTGACTTTTTCAAACACTTTGGAGACTACAAAAAAGAGAAGATAGGGCTTTGCTTAACAACAAATCCGCAAAACTTTGAGAATCTCAACAAACTTGACGTTGTTTATGTTGAAAGTGGACCAGTATATGATCAGGTTCGATCTCATGGCATGTGGGCGCTTAAAGCGTTCGGAACAGATACTAATTTCTATACTCCAAATAACACCAATAAAGACATAGAGAACTTCTACCCCGCAACATTTAGTCCGTGGAAAAGACAACGGGATATTGCTGAACTTGGAGGGTCATTATATTGTGTCGGAACAATTCAGCCAGACGGTCAAGAAGACTATCAAGCAGTCTGTAACTCAGGAGCAACTGTTGAGGTTGGTTACTTTCCTCCTGAGCATATTAGAGACCTTTACAGAAGAGCGAATAATGTTGTAATCCCAGCAGTTCACGGCTCAGAGCGAACGGTACTCGAGGCTATGGCTTGTGGGATTGAGCCTGATGTCAATCCGGATAATACTAGGGCGTACTCATATATCAAAGAACTTGAGGAGTCAGGACTATCACCGCGTGATTTCGTTGTACTTAATTATTCATCTGAGAAGTATGCCAAGGCGTTATTAAGGGGAATCTTATGAAGTGTTTAGTTACAGGTAATGGAGGATTTATAGGGAGTCATCTGACTGATTACCTTCTTGATCTTGGGCATGAAGTTATTGGTGTTGATAATTTTCTCACTGGAGACTTAAAAAACGTACAGGAGAGAGTCAATTTTTACTTTACTGATATTCGGTCTTTGGATACGATGAAGATTATCTTTAATCGTGAAAAGCCTGATTGGGTATTCCATCTCGCAGCAAATCCAAGAACATTTTTATCTGTTGAAGATCCTCTCCTTAATCATACGATTAACATTGATGGGACATTAAATGTTCTGTTAGCTGCAAGAGAGGCAAATGTAAAAAAGGTTATCTTTGCCTCAAGCTGTATCCTTTATTCTCCGAATACTCCCTATTATGTGAGCAAATTAACAGGAGAGGAATATATGAAGGTGTTTTCTAGTCTCTACGGAGTAAAGACAATCTCGCTTCGATATTCAAATGTTTATGGATCTCTGAGGCAGTCGGAGAAAGGATCGCACATAAACGCCCTAGCATCGCTGCATAAAAGCAAACGTGCCATAGGAAGAATCTGGCTTACGGGAGATGGTAAGCAAACGAGGGACTGGACTCATGTAACGGATATCGCAAGAGCTAATTTATTGGCAGCAGAATCTACAGCAGAGGGGGTGTTTGATATATGTACGGGAGTACAGACAAGTATGAATACCATAGCCAAATATTTTGATTGTCCGATTGATTATATTGCAGATCAATTAGGGGATGCAAAACATCTTAGTGTCTCACAAGATCCTATCCCAGCAAAAGATGCCTTCAAATACACCTACGAAATACCACTCAATGAGGAGAGTATTAAACCTTACCTATGATTGATGTAGTGATGCTTGCGTTTAATTTCAATGAGGAGTTAGCACGACTTACGGAGTCTGCTATTCATTCAGTCAAACAGTCTCCAATGGGCAGATTGCTAATTATTGACAATGCTTCTGAGATTAGGGCGGGGATGCTGCGGGATCTTGCTGACGTGTATGTGCGCAATAAAACAAATCTCGGATATCCCACAGCCGTCAATCAAGGGGTATCACTTGCAAGAACTGAGTTTATCGCAATAGCAAACAACGACATCAGGGTGTCTCCTAATTGGGTTAATGTATCAAAGAGTATCTTTAATGAGCATCCAAAGGTGGGATCTGTGCATTTTCGAATGATTGGGTACGATCATCCAATTATTGAAGGATCTGATATCTGGATCACTGGTAAGGAGCGATGGTGTCATTCTTCTTTTTATGTAATACGAAAAGAGGCATTTCAAGTGTACGACGAGAATTACTCAAAGGGTGGCTTTGATGACTACGATCATCATTTTAGGCTCCGTAGTAAGGGTTGGAGGCAGGCATACACCAATAAGGTATCATTCCAGCATGTTGACTCGATTACCTATCGAACAATGGAGAGTAAGGAGGACAGGTCAATAAGGGATCTTAAGAATAAAGAGTATTACAAAACTAAGTTTGGAGAATATCCTGATATCCAGTTCAACAAAGCGTTTCCTGAGCAGATTACCTTACCCTATATTCCTTTTCCATGATTTCAGTTATTACTCCATCAGTAAGAGATGAGATGCTTCCGATTATTGAGAAGTGCCTAAAGCGTCAGGACTTTGATGATTTTGAGTGGATTATAACTAGTCCAATTGAAATTGCCTCGGTTATGCCTACGCTACTTCTCAAAGATCCTCCAAAGCTTCCTGGTGACTTCTATACACTGTGCAAAGGCTGGAATCAAGCATATGCTCATGCAAAGGGTGAATTAATTGTTAATATTCAGGATGGCATTTGGTTTCCTCCTGATATCCTATCGAAGTTTTGGTTTCACTATCAGAATAAGCCTCGGGCGTTGCTCTCAGCGATAGGTCATCAATACGATAGCTTTGATGATCTCGGTGTACCGACAAACAAAATGTGGCATGATCCAAGGTCTAAATCAGACATATCGTTTGAAGAAGTTGCACCAAGTGAAATAGAGATGGTTCTTTGCTCTATACCTAGACAAGCGCTTATTGAATGTGGAGGAATCGATGAGGAATATGATACTTGCGCTGCGGTTTGTGAAAAGGAGATGTGCTGGCGGTTGAATGAACTAGGCTGGGATTTCTACATTGATCACACGATTGAGTATAAAGCTATCCACCATCCGAGGCTCAATGATGACTGGGAGAGAGTGTATCGTGAGAAATCTACTCCGTTATTCATAAAACACATGAAAGAACGTTCAGCAGGCACAAGAACGCTTAATGTTGACAATTTGTTGAAATACATTGCATGAGAGGGTATAATGGTTTTAGTCAAATCTTATTGATCATGGCGCCTTAGAGGGCGTTTTTTTCATGGAACTAACAATCATACCATCAGAAGAAACACCAAGGGAGAATATCAGCTTGGGGTCACTGAAAGACAAGCCAAAAGAAAAGAGGCCTGAAATTGTGGCTGAAAAACTTGAATTGTCAAAAAATATCCAAAAGTTCGATAATAAAAAACATACAGCTAGTCCTTATGATTACAATTCCATTTCATTAGCGAAAAAAACGGAGTATACTCCAACAGCTGATGAGATGATTACTACTCCCATATATAATCATGTAGGCAAGTTTTTAGGAATAGATACCAGACATGAATGGAATCAACACTACGATAAAGTTAAAACATTAGTTGATTGGGCACAAAAGAAAAGCGGAGCTAAAGATTTAAACTCGGTTATGAACTTTTTGAATGGTGCATTAAACGCTGCTCCGAGTTTTGGAATGAATCACAAGAGGATAGATCAATTATATATGTACGCAAGATTAAATATGGCAGGATAATATGGGGAACTTAAATTTTCAGGATGTAATTAGAGACGTACATGATGCTAGCCTTCATTCACTTAAAACAACTGCATCGCTGAGCGCTTCGACTGTATATGTGGGAAACTCTACGCTGTATGCAGTCGTCAATACTGGATCAGCAAGCGATTCAACTGTTAAGTTGGGATTTGTCACAGCCGCTATCTCAACTCCTACATTGTTTGCGGTTGTTAACACCGCAGCCGCAGGACAAGCATCAATTGTGTTAGACAATAGTGTTGCATCAATAGGCTTTGCTACTGTGGCTATATCCACTCCGACAATCTTTGCGGTTGTTAATACTGGTGGAGCTAATACCGGTAATAGTACAATTAATCCTGGCCCTAATCAGATAGGTTCGGTAACAGTATCTAATCCAATAACATTAAATAGTGTAGTAACGCTTTCCTCTTCTACTAATTACATTGGTCTTGCCTCAGTTAATATAGGTGGTACTCTTCCTGCACTGGTGGCAAGTACGGTTAATATTGGCTCAGTCTCAGTACTTGGTGGTGGTATTGGACTTAATTCTGGTATCAACTCAATCGGGTTTGCGACAGTAGCCTTATCAACTCCTACTATCTTTGCGGTTGTTAACACTGGTGCGGCAGGAGTAGGTAATTCTATTGTTACCATTAACCCCAGAATAGACTATTTTGGATTAGTCTCCGTTAGTGGTAATGTAGTGGTGTCATCATTGCCAGCAACACCAACTGGAGCTAACTATATTGGCCTAGCATCAGTAAACATAGGGGGAACATTACCAGCCTTAACAGCAAGCACGGTAAACATCGGTTCAGTATCAATATTAGGAGGCGGAATAGCTTTAACAGCAAGTACAGTTAATGTTGGTTCTGTATCAGTCTTAGGTGGAACAATAGCCGTATCTTCACTACCAGCGTTAGTAGCTTCTACAGTTAATATAGGCTCGGTATCGGTATTAGGTGGTACTATCAACGCAGTTCAACAGACTAGCACTTTTAATATAGGTTCAGTTTCTATACTTGGTGGTTCAATAGTTAATTCGGCTGGTACAAGCTTCATAGGTCTTGTTACAGCAGTTACAAGAAATGCAGGTACAAACAAAGCATTAATTAATCTGCCGGTAGGTTTCTCGGCAGGTAGTACTGCGACAATTGCAATACCTACAAATGCAAACACAATGTACATTACGAGTCTTTTGCTTAACTCTGATGCAACTGTTCGCGTAACGCTGAAATCAGGTGTCACATATTTAACAGGTAATGCTTCAATCGGTGTCACGTTGAATCCTGGGGGAGGCTTAGTTATGACTGGATCTCCTGATTCTCCATCGTGGATCGGCTTGCCATCTGGCGCATTAGTAGTTGAAAAACTTGATCTCACAGCAACGATAGCGAAGATAGCAGGAAACGTAGTTTACTTTCAAGAATAATTATGGCGAATATAGCAATTTTCAAATCAGGACAATTTCCTCAATATCTACAAAGGAGGTGAATTATGGCTAACGAAATACGAACAAAACCAATAACAAAAGCAAACTTCACAATTACTTTGGCGTCACTCGCTAACGCTACAGCACGTCAATCAACTTTGTTGACCAACAGTAGCAATTATCCAGGTGCACTTCTCTATTTTAGAATTAAATCAAATGCAGCTCCCACAGCAGGGTCAGTCTATGAGATTTATTTACTTAGAGCAGACGAGACACCAACACTTGCTGACGATAACGCTGGCGCGTCAGACGCAGCTATTACGATTGAAAATTCTCCATTACTAGGCACAATCGTCTTAACGGCAACAGCAACAAAGAATTTCTACGGAGTCTTTGATACATCAGCACTCGGCCCATTAGGTCCGAAATGGGGAATCGCAGTTAAAAACAGTTCTGGACAAACGGTGTCTATAACTGAAGGGGATCACGGATACGAGTATGTTTACTACTTACCCGAAATCCAATAATGACTGATGAAAATTGCGATTACTCTGGTGCACAACAAATCAGACGCTGAAAATGCGGCTCAAATTGAGTCGATGTTCTCTCTTGTTACAGAACAAACTGAATTAATAGATGGTACAGATGACGAGGGCAACGTAATAATTGGTGCATTTGAGAGACATTTCTACACGCTAAACGATCTTGGTATCCCGCACGAAATTGAGTTCTTCCATGTAATCCCCTTTCAACCTAAAAACCTGAGCGATCCATATATCGCAGTCTTGCCAAGTAATCTCTCCTTACTAAAAGGAAGAAATGTACAGTATGGCAAAGGGGATGAGGATAAGATTGGCGATCATCCGAGATTTTACAATTGGGGGTTAAAACGTGCTACGGACTATGGAGCTGAGGCCGTAATTCATATGGAGGACTATAAAAAGTTCTCAGTTGCAGACCTAGCCTTCCAGCTTAATACACTTATTGATCCAAATGATAAAACTGAATTTTTAGAAGATAAAGCGGTTAAGATAACCACATTAGATTTATTAAAAGAAGTTGGTCAACTTGATGAAGCAAAAAGTAAAGAACAGGCAATTATTGATCTTAAACAAAGGAATATAGAAAAAGGAGGCAAAAATGGCTAGATTATGGAGTAGCGGATTGGAATTAAATTCAACAACTTCTGCCATGGAGTTTGAATCCATTTCGGCAGGTGGAACGACTGTCTCTAGCATTATTAGAAGTGGCATATATGCTCTTAGATCTAATTCAACAGGATCAGGACAGCAAAGCAGATTCGCCTTTAAATCAGCAGCCACGGCAGACGGTTTTTATGTTCGTGCCTACGTGAGAATAGATTCATATGCTAATGCAATAGCTAGTTTTATTGCATTGTGGCAAGCAACGGGATCAAACCAAAAAGTTGCTATTCAAATGAATAGCGATGGAACATTGGAGCTATGGAACATAGAAGATTCGGCTCAAATTGGTTCTGATTCTTCGGTTTTATCCTTGAATACATGGCATTTATTGGAGTTGAAGGTTGATTGCACAACAATTGCAAGCACAGCAATTGAAGCCAAAATTAATGGGACTGCCTTTGCTTCTGGAACAATAAATTTAGCAGCAGGAATATCAAGCATTCAATTAGGTTTTCAGGGATTTATTACGGGAGATTTATACTTTGACGACATTGCCATCAACGATGATACAGGCTCTTTCCAAAACTCCTGGCCAGAAGAAGGCAAAATTATCCATCTCAAGCCAAACGCAGCAGGAGATAATTCAGCATGGACGAATGACTATCTCAGTGTAGACGAGGTAACGCCTGATAATGCAACTACTCTTGTTTCCTCGAATACTCTTGATCAGATTGATGACCATAATATCGAAGCACCTGCTTCACTTGGTACTAGTGACACCATCAACGTAGTTCAAGTGGGTGCGCGCTTTAATGGAGTAGGTGCATCAGCCAACGCTTCTTTTGTCTTAAGAATTAAGGCAGCAGCAAGCGGAACAGTTGAAGAGTCAAGTGCAATAACACCAGCAAGTGCGACCTGGGTAACAAATGCAGCCGCAGCACCTCGTAATTATTCCCTCACTCTTTATGATCTTCCAGGGGAATCAACTACAGTTTGGACAAAAGCAGATCTTGAGGCAGCTCAGATCGGGTATCGCCTCTCAGCTACCTCGACTAACGCAGCTCAACTCTCAACTATCTGGCTTCTCGTCGACTACACACCAGTCTACGGGACACTCAAAGCGAAACCGCGCAGACCTGTGATTAACTGGAAAATATGATAACTAAAGACCTTGTATTAGATTTACCTTTTGCAGATGGTGGAACCAGTCGTTTTACGGATACTGTTACTGGAAAAGTCGGAAAATGGAATAATACACCTATTACAGGCTGGGACTCACGTTTGGGGACATATATGGATCTCAACGGGAGTAATCAGGATGGAGTACTCAACCTAACAGGAAAACAAGTAGCACTTCAACAGGTCACTATAGAGATTATCCACAGAGCCGATTCAGTCAGTCAATATA